CTCCACTAGTTTATGGGCCTTCCCTTTCTTTTTTAATCTTCTCTCGTTTCTAGAACTTAGTGGTTGATCACTTTGATTATTCATTCCATACTTCAGTTCAAGCTTTTGAATTTGATTAGGTTTATTTAGTATCTTCAATATACAGCCTCCTCATATTCTTCAATGGGTCCGTAGATGTCTTCCCAGGTAAGAGCTTGATTAGTCACTGACATAATCTTCTTAGCTTGTTTGACTGTAGGTTGTCTTGTTCCGTAATACCAAGAGCGTACTGCATGGACTGATACATCACATATCTCTGCAACATTCTCTTGACCTCTGTTTTTTATGTATTCTTGTAATTTATTCATGGCGTTATTATAGAGAAGCATTTTCATAATGTATATTTTTTTTTACATATTTGTCTAAATTAATTTAAAAAAGTGTTTGACATTCTGTTGCATTATCTATTTAATTGGCAATGAACAAATTTACAGAGAGATTTTATGAACGATATACAAGAGAAGACCGAGTTCGACGAACTCCAAGAACTTATCGAAAGAAAGAAAAAGAATTTGCTATGGCAAAAGAAACTCCGTGAGGAATCTAAAGAGTTAGACATTGCAATAGCAAGACACCCAAGAGTAAACGAGCAAGTAATTCAACTAAGCAATACCGGGGGATCTCATCGAGTGACGCTTGATGATTTTGACTCTGATATTAAAGTTGAGTACCGCTTGAAGAAATCTTGGGATCAAGACTATGTTGCAAAGATACACGCCGAAGGCAAAGTGCCAGCTAATCTTTGGCCATTTCAAGTAGAGTATAAAGAAGACAAAAGAAAAACTTCTACTCTAGCTGAACAACATCCATCCCACTACTATAAATTAGCTGAAGGTTTGACCACTGAAATATCAGATCGTCCATACGTCAGCTTTGTTGAAAAGAGGAAAACCAAATGAGTAAAAAAATAGAGATGACTCCCGCACAAAGCGAGTCTAAGGAAAAGTTGTTTGCCGAAGCTTACGACTATTATGCAAAACATTATTTCAACATTAATGATTTTGTAAGAGCAGTAGATTATTTAAGAGAAGACGGTTTGAGTTTTGCTCACATTGCAAAGATCTCAGGTATGACTCACAAAAGTCTTATGCAGTTTTATTATCGAGATCAAATCGAACCACATGCTAGAACCAAAGGCAAAGCTAATTTCTTAATAGACTTTGTTGCTACCATGAAAAAATTAGGTACAGAAGGAATTCCAGGGAGGTACAACAATGCCAAGTCTTGAAGATGAATTATTATCTGGCTTAGAGCCCGGTCCAGTGAGAATGAATGTTGGTGGAGTAGATGGCATAGGTAAAAGTACCTTCGGCTCTCAAGCTCCCAATCCAGTTTTTATTTGTACCGAGAAAGGTACAGCATTCTTAAATGTTAAGAAGTTTCCATTGTGTGAAAAGTATCAAGACATTATTGATTGCATTAAGAAACTTGCCACTATGGATCATGATCGTAAAACAGTTGTCCTAGATACTACAGACTGGGCAGAGATTTTAACTCATGAGGCCGTGTGTGCAGAAAAGAATGTAGCTAGTATAGAGGATATAACTTATGGAAAAGGTTATACCGCATCTAGAGAAAAGTTTAGAAAGATTTTAAGAGGTTTAGATGTCTTACATGATCAAAAGAAGATGAATGTAATCTTGCTTTCGCATGTAGATATTAGAACTTTTAACGACCCAGAGAGAGAACCTTACGATAGGTATCAATTGAAGTTGCATAACAAGACAGCTTCCATCATTAGAGAATGGGTCGATTTCAATTTCTTTGCGAACCACCAGGTTCGTACTGTGAAAGAGGGGAAGGGCTTCAACGAGCAGACAAGGGCACTTGCCATGGGTGATCCTATGCTGTTCACGAAGTTCTCTCCCGCCTTTGACGCGAAGAGACGAGTTCCTCTTCCAGATAAGATAGAACTCAAATGGGATTCGTTTTACGACGAATATAAAAAATCAATTAAAAATCTGTCGGAGGCATAAGTGCACAGAAAGAATAACTCAAGAATATTTTTTACTGCACTTTATGTCTTCGCAAGGAGTTAAATTTATGAGTGATGACTTTGAAATTATGTTAGGCGAAGTGCCTGATCAAGAGGATGACTTTAAACCTATGCCTGCTGGCAACTATGAATTGGTTGCTAACAAATGGGAGAAAAGAACATCGAAAGCTGGAAATGCAATGGTTGAAATCGAGTTTCAAGTACTCGGCCCAAGCCATGCCAATAGAAAACTTTGGGAGTATTTTACTCTTGAAGGCAATGCTGTGACTGTGACTGCTAGGAAAATTAAAGCTTGGCGTAAAGCGTTAGGTTTAAGTCCAGATGTCACTTTCAATGCCGAGGTTTTGGACGAAATGATTAACAATCCTTTTCAAGCCAAGGTCAAAATTGAGCCTGGAACAAATGGGTACGAGGACAGTAATAAGATACAAGATTACTTAGCAAAAGGATCTTCATCTGAAGAGGAGGCGCCTGCGGCGAAACCTTTACAAGAAGAAGATGATGCTATGCCTTGGGATAAATAACTGGGTCATCTCCCAAAAAAAGTCCTACCGAGCAAGTTAATTAATACGAGCGGCGTTACGAGTTCGGTAGGCACAGGATTTAAAGTCCTAGCTAAAGTTGCGTTTGTTTATCTTAAACTTCAGCTAGGCACAGATTTCGGCTCAGTCTCCAAAAAAGTCGAAGTCTAGGTAGTGAGCCGATATCGGGTCTGTTTTTCCCGGCATAAAAACTACTTAGTCTTCGCATTAGGAAACAAATATGATTGATGATAAAAAATTAGTCGCTAACTCTGAGAAGTTGTTAGCAAAAATATATGAGGTAAACAATCACATACTGCCAGTTGAATTATTTGATGAGGTTGCAGCTTGTGTTGTTTCGATAAACAGATTAAAGAGAGCGAAGGTGCTATATGAAAGACGACAAAATAGATTTGGAAAAGATATCCAAGAAGGACTTATTAACAGAATTACGAATACACATGATGTCATTCAACAGAAGAATGGGAGAGATCAAAAATCCCCATAAATTATTAGAAGTATTATTGACCTATGTTTGCTGCGTCACTTACGACGTATTGGAACATAGTACCAATGAAGCAACCATGTTGATCGGTGCATCCTGGGGCAGAGTCATTAATGATATTGCTAAAGAAAAAGGCATGACTAGAAAAGAAGTTTTCTTCCAGGCAGATATGTTGGGCAATATAGCAGGAGGTGCTAATACTAATTGGAACTCTATGAATGAAGATTATGTAATAGATCCAGAGGAGCTTGATGAAGAAGAAGTACTCGACGCTGTTAAACTTCAAATGGAAAGCAAAGATAAAACGAGACACTAATGGCTGTAAGAAAAGAAGTAAAAATACATATATCTAAAGCCAAGTATAAAAAGACTTGCCAAGGTTCTCGTAATGTAAAGTTCAGTAGCATGAACAAGAATAAAAGAAAGTCCTTCAAAGCATATAGAGGACAAGGAAGATGATCAATGAAGCTAAGACCGTATCAAGAAGACGCTATTACTGCGCTAGAAAGTTGGTTTGCAACTGAGTCAATAGAGAAACATCCTCTACTCAGCTTACCTACTGCGTCTGGCAAGACAGTTATCTTTTCCAACTTTATTAAAAGAACCATAAAGAAATATTCTGACGCTAGGTTTTTAGTCTTAGCACATAGACAAGAACTTATCGAACAAGCAGAAGAAAAAATAAAATCAGTATGGCCAGATGCACCAGTTGGTGTGCTATCATCCGGGCTGAAAAGATCTGAGTTGGATTCTCAAATACTTGTAGCTTCAAGAGATACTTTGGCTTCTGGATCTAGATTAAAAAAAGTTGGGCATTTTGATTACACCATCATTGATGAGGCCCATAACATATCCCCGGACGAACATACTAGATATCAAAAGATAATAAATGAGTTATCTGCTGAACGAGCTATGCGTGTCTTAGGTTGTACTGCTACGCCTTATCGTATGGGTCAAGGTTATATCTATGGCAAAAGAAAAGATCATTTCTTTCATGACATTGCTTATCAAGCAAAGATACCAGACTTAATAGACCAAGGTTATCTAGCTAGGATTACTTCTTACAAAGTAGATGACAATACTATTATTGATGCTAGTAAAGCCAAGCTTAAATTTAAAGGTGGCGATTACAAAGAATCCGACCTAGAAAAATTAGCTATGGATGATAAAACTATTGTCGCTATCATTAATGATTGGCTAGACAAAGCATACACCAAAGGCAGAACAGCTTCTGTATTCTTTTGCGTATCGGTACTGCATGCTATGAAAATGAACATGCACTTACAGAAACATGGGATTGAATCAAGATTACTAACTGGCGAAACTCCTGGAGAAGAAAGAAAACAAATACTGGAAGACTTTGAATCTGGGAAAGTACATGCTGTTTGTAATGTCGGTGTTTTAACAGAAGGTTGGGACGCTCCCAGAACAGATTGTATTGCTATGTTAAGACCAACCAAAAGTCTAGGGCTTTATGTTCAGATGTGCGGTCGAGGTATGCGACTGTACCCAGGCAAAGATAATTGTTTGCTTTTGGATTATGGCGAGAACATTGCTAGACACGGTTGCATTGATACAGCCAAGCCAGATCAAGAAGTAAAAATAAGAAGACCTAAAATTTGTGGCAGTTGTTTAGCTGTCAATCCACCGCATGCAAAGAAATGTGTCGAATGTAATGAAGAGTTCCCAGTAGCAGAGTTCTTAACTTTCTTAGTACCTATGGAAGAAAGAAAGGTAGCTAAGAAAACCAAGGCAGATTCTGGAGCAGTTATCTCTGATGAGAAACAAAAGAACAAGAGTTCTTTAGAAGTTGTGACCAGTGTTAGTGCTACTGTCGCTGACTCTAAAAATGGCAACAAATATTGTAAGGTATTCTTTTATGTTGATAATCAATTCTTGCCTAGAATGATGCCACTTATGTTTGGCCACTCAAGAATGCACGGACTAGCAATCAATCATTGGTGTCGTTTAGTAGATCCAAAAATCTGGGGCGTGCCTAGAACTTCTGAGCAAGCAGCTGCTAAGATAAATCAAGGAGCTCTCAAAGGAGTTAAGTCTGTTGGGATAAAACGAGAAGGCAAATATTTTAATATAAAGAAAGTAATTTTTGACGATAAGGAGATATTTCTATGAGCAAAATAAATAAAATGATAGATCATGTAATGTTATCTGAGCCACCAAAGTATCGACCATATTTAGGTATGAGTCAGATTGGTAATCCAGATGAAAGAATGTTGTGGTTAAATTTTAGATGGTGTTTACCACCAAATAAATTTGAGCCAAGAGTATCTAGGATCTTAGAACTAGGTAATGTTATTGAAGATGTAGTCGTTGATTATCTTAAAAAAGCAGATGGTGTAGAAGTATTTACCGAAGATAAAAAAGGTGATCAGTTTAAGGCCTCTTTACTTGGCGATCATTTCTCTGGGCATATAGATGGCGTAGTTAAAAACTTGCCAGAGCATGATGATGATTCTATGGTCCTGGAAGTTAAGAGTTCCAATGACAGAAGATTTAATAATCTAGTAAGTGAAAGTAGTTATGAGCGTTGGTCACTAGAATATGAAGCGCAAGTGCATTGTTATATGGGTGCTTTTAAATTACCTAAGTCATTGGCTTTGGTTTACAACAAAAACAATTCTGATATCTATACCGAAGTAATTAAATACAATCATGATTTGTTTGTATCTTTGATAGACAAAGCCAAAAGAATTATTACTGCACCAGAGCCACCAGATTTATTCTTGAGTGAGAACGATTGGAAAGTTAAGAACTTACCAAAAGAATCTAGAGAAGTTTATTTGGGTAGAGCAGAACCAGCTTTTAAAAACTGTAGAAACTGTAAACACTCAAGGCCTTTGATAGATGTATCTGGAGCCACGTGGCACTGCGACAAACAAAAGAAAATGTTGAACCCTAAAATGCAGATGGATATAAAAAATTGTCCAGACCACGAGCTTATATTCGGTTTAATCCCTACACCTTTTTAATAAAAAGTTTGCAATAATATATAAAAATCGTTATATAATACGCATATCTCTATAAAGAGGTGCGTAATGGCTAAAATATTTAAATTAGATACATTTAAAAACATAGCTAGTCTTAGAGGCGAAACTACCAGTCTCGCTGATTATCCTTGCATCAACGCCTGCCACTGGCCTACCAGTATGGAAAACGGTCGTTGTACTGTTTGTGGTTTATATGATTACCAACACTCTCCAGTGTTCTGGCAATCATTACCAAAATTAGAGCGCAAGATGATAAACCTTAACAACTCTGAGAAAGGCTATAAAATAAAACAGATCTATAAATAAAGCACTGGCTTAGGTGTAGATCGCTAAATATATGTTTAACATATATAAGGCGAAGCTGACACTAATCACATACCCAGCACTCCCGGTGAGTATATTCTTCAAATTCATGCGCGGATTATATACAAAAATATTTTGCATATAAAAAAAATTTTTTATTTCTTTTTATTTCTTACGATATTTTCACACCACCAGAGCAACATGTCCTCACTCAAGGTATGTTTGATGATGTTGGCACGCTGACAAACCAATTGAATGTTGTATCTGACGTACCATTCTTCTGGATCTATTCTGTCTATGGTTACGTTGAGGTCTTTCTTACCACTGCCGTCTCGATAGTGTGTCATCAATACGCCAGACAAAGCGCAAAGACCATCTTGGTTTTCCCATATCTCTATTAAATCTTCTGGAGTTATCTCCCATTCTTTTTCTGGATTCTTGCTAACTCTAGTATGTCTTAGTTGATTGTGAATTAAATTTAAAAAACTTTTATAACTTGATGATCGTTTTCTGTTTCTATCTATCACATGACAATCTCTACAAAGACCGCGATAGGTTGTACCGCCGCCAACTTGTTCTCTAGCTTCAAAAAATTTAATCTTCCGCCTTTTCTTGCAAAGGGTACAAGTCCTGGTTTTTTGAGTCATTAGGCCCTAGGCGATTGAATTACTTCTATTGTTACGTCCGGGTATATTGCTTCTACTAATTTCTTTTTTAATTTAAAGACATCAGTCAATACTCCCTTAGTATCTTCTATGACTTCTTCTCCTTTGACGTTCTTGTATTTAAAGTCTGCTATATAAGTGCAGATCTTCTTACCTTCAACAAAACATGGAAACTGCGGATGAACTTCCATATCTGATATTGCTCCAGCAGATTCTAATTCTTTTAAAAATTTATATCTTGCCGCCTCTAATTTGCTATCAAATGTGATACCATCTAGTTTCACTTTTATAGCTCCGTACTTGTTATAGCCCATAATTTATTATACAATTTTTTATATATTTTAAGAAAGAATTAACATACCAGGAGAAGCTAAATGGCAACCCACGTAACCATCGGAGTAAACAAAGAGACTCACAAAAAACTAGGCAAGCTTGCATCATTAACTCACAGGACCCGTGCTAACACGGTTGAATGGTTGGTCGAGAAAGCTATTAAAGAAATAGAAATAGCTGAAAAAAATGGTGGTGCCGATCATATTAAGTTTGGTATTTAATCTATTCCCAGAAGTTTATTAAGTTCTTGTTGTCGTAAGGCGCTTGGTTGAGGAGCCACTGGCGTTTGATTAGCCCTTCTTTGTTGATTTCTTTCTTGAACTCCTCTAAGTATTTCATCTGGAGAAGTAAAACCTCCCTCTAATCTTTGTCCAGTTAATCTAAATCCAGCTACATCTATATCTGTAATTGGTAATAAGTTTCTAGACTTGTTGTAATCTTGTCTAAGAGATTCGGTAATAACTTCTTTACTAAGTTCTGAAGGTTTAAATAAGCCAGCCATAACATAATCGGCGTTAGCGACTTTAGCTGTTTTAAGTTCTTTTAATATCTCTTGATCGTTCAAACCTAAAAGTCTTGCGTCTTCTATTGCTAAATAAAGATCTCTCATACCTCTATATCTAGCTTCATTAGATTCTATGTAAGCTTTAGTAAAGTCTTCTGCTTCTCTTACATTAGTAGATCTAGCAACTCTATTAAATTCGTTGGCAGCTGCTCTAATTACATCGTTAGTTTCAAAACCTCTATATCTTAAAGTTCTACCTATTTGTGGTTTGATAATTTTTAAACCACTAAATCCTTGCACTAAAGCTTCGGCTGGATCTATTCTATTTCCTCTTCTGTTAATTAATCTGTCGTCACCCATCAAGCCAGTGCTATTAAATACTGCTGTTGGAAAATCTTTTAACGATGTGCTTACCCCTAAAACTCCACCAGCTGGGTCAGAGACAATATCAAAAGGTAAAATTGGTGGAGCCATGCCTTGTAAATTATGGACAAAAGCTTTACTAGCTTTATCGCCAAAAGTATCACTAGCGGAATAAAGTCTTCTACCAGTTTCAGTTTCACCACTAACAGTTTCATATAATAATTTAGTAGCAATTGAAGGCGTGCCAAAAGGTTGCGTCATTTCCCCTAAACCATACATAAATCCTTGACTATATCTATTTACCAAACTTTCTCCTTTAGCCTCTCCTTCTTCAGCTTCTGCTATCAATCTAGCAAAAGGCCTAGATAAATAATCATAAGGATTTGTATAACTTAAATTCATCATTTGAGTTATGTTGCCATTCTTGTCAGTCCCGGTTGGCACTAACGTAGCTGTCTTGTCCCAAGGAGCTGCAAAAGATCTTTTGTAAGCATCTATTTGATCTTGATCTGCACCAGTTAATCTTGTACCTAGTTCAACCATAGCTGCTGGGAAGGCAGTAGTCACGGTTAATGCACCTACTGCTCTTTTCATACCTTTCTTTTGTAACTCTGGATTACCACTAGCTAACTCTTGAGCAGCTCGATAACCAATGTTACCCATAGTTCTAATTATTTCAGATGGAAAAGCAGCAAAATTACCAATAGGTAGCTTGGCTAAATCGCCAACTATATTTCCTACTCTATTGTAATTTTGATAATGATTCTTTGCTAACTGTGCTCCCTCCTCATCTAAGAAATCCATAAATATATCTTTTAATCTTACGTCTTTTTCTCCTACTTTAGTTGTTTGATTTCCTAAATTATCATCTAAAAATTTTTCAATGTTACCTCTTTTTATTGGGTTTTTTTCAAAAGCTTCTCTTAATTTTGCTACGTTTTCAGCACCGATTAACTGATTACCAGTTACGTTGGTTTTTCGTAAAGCCATTTTATTTTTTACAGATGTAATTGGTATTGGACTATCGCCATGTTTTAATAAAGCTCTTAACAAAGTATCTCTTTCTTGATAAAAATTAACCACACGAAGAGTACTATCTGTTCCAGTGTAGGCTTTTTTAGCCATTTTATTAGCACGACTATTTCTAAGTCCTTTTATAGCTTTGCTATTATTAACTGTACTAATAAGACTAGATTGTTCAGCAAACTTAGCTAGGTCTTCAATCTCACCAGTCATAGCTGCAGCACTGTCATCTATCATTCCTAATCTTTTTAACTTGACGGTATCACTGGCTATTAAATCTGCATCTGGCACTACAGCAAAAGTATTTTTATTTGGATCTTTATTAAATCTATTAAATACCTTGCTAAAAGCTTTAGCTAAAGTAGTAGCCCCTGGGATATTACCAGCAGCAAGAGTCATCAAAATACCACCAGTAGGGTTTCTTATTTGTGCAGAAGGACTCAATACTGTTTTGTTGTACTGTGCTCCCGATTTAAGGTTTAAAAAACCTTTATATAATGGACCTAAAGAATCAGCTAAATTATTTACCCAAGTATTAGTGGATTCTAATAAAGCGTCATAAAATTTTTTTGATGTAACCTTGCCAGCTAGTGGCCCAGCCTTGTCATCAAACTTTACAAACTGTTTGCCGCCTACTTCAAATGATTCGCCGGGTTGATACCTATTTACTCCTAAACCAGTGACTTGTTGCTCGTCAAAAATAAATGGCTTGACGTTATAAAGTTCTGCATCTTTATTTAGCTTATTAAGATCATCAAATAGTTTAACTCTACCAACTAAATTAGCTTGTTTCTTTACTGTTTGAAAAGCTTGTAATTGTGTATTAGCTAAAGATTTGCTCCAGTCTTGTTCTAAATATCCAGCTACTTCTCCTAAAGCTTTTCTTACTTGCGGTAAGTTATCTAAAGTTCTACCTTTTAAAATATCTTTTCTTACTGCGCCAGCTAAAACATTTACACCTCCTTTTGGAGTTTCAAATTGAAAAGCATCTGCTTTACCACTTGCAAAGCTATCAAAAGCTTGTTCGGCATGAGCTCTTAAATTTTCTCTTGGGACTCCAGCCTGTGCAAAAGCATCTTCTAATTCAGTAATAGCTTTTGCTCTTTGTTCTGGATCTATAACATAACCATTATCAATCATAGCCTTGTAAGTTCTGTTTGTATAAAGACCATAATTAGCATCTAAAATATTGCCGTATTCTGTTGGTATAAATTCATTGTCAAATTTTCCAGCAAAGCCTGCGATAGTTTCTGAATTTAAATCAACTATCTCTCTTTGTTGTTCTAATAAAGTAGATATTTTTTGATTATCAGCTATGCCTAAAGCTTTGTAATCTATTTTATTTCCAACTCCATCCTCGTAACTTTTAATAATTTCTAAAGATCTGTTTTGAATTTTTTTTGCGGCTGCTTTTCTTGCATCTACATCTCTTAGTATTGCTGGATTTTCATAACTAAGCCTAGTCAATGGCGAATAATAATCACCAATAGCTTTAGCTAAATTATCTTGATCTGTAGCATTTAAAGTTCCGCTAACTCCAGCTTTTTTTATTGTAGTCATTACCTCTCCAAAGTCTTGTTCTACTTGTGCTATTTGTCTTCTAGTTTCTTGAATTTGAGCCTCTTTTAACTGCGCAATATCATCACTTCTCAACGCACCTTGGAAAGTAAGCTTATCTTTAATGACATCCATAAAGCTATCTGATCTTTCTTTGATTGCGTCATCTACACTAGTAAATGTTTGTCCAGTAGAAGGCATGAGTCTATTAGTAACAGCAGTAGTAACTGGGCTAGATGCCACTGCTTTTACTAATGGTGCTGCTGCCAATCCAGCAACTTCAGCAGTTGCTCTACCAGTTGTAGCCAAGCCTTTTAAGGCTATTGGCAAAGCCCCAACTATTCCAGCAGTTTCACCAAATACTGCTAGTCTTTCTAATAATCTACTGGCCGCTGCTTCAGAGCCATTGATTGCAGCTAATCTATCTTGATCATTAATTTCATCAAAAAATAAATCAGATAAAGTTTCTACATCATCAGTAGCAACAGCTGCATCTACTGCACCAGCAGATAATATCTGTGCGGTTCTACCAGCTTTAGATAAAGCACTAGCAACTCCTATTCCAGGAATACCAAATTGAGTTATGTATTGGGCAATGTGCCCAGCTGTACTATTGGTTTCTGGTTTGAATTCTTCAAAGTATTGATTAAGACTTTTTGTTAAATCAGTATCAAAGATACCATCAACTATGGTTGAACCTAATGTAGTGATTCCTTGAGGTATGCCAACTAAACCAGCACCTATACCTCTACCAACTTCTCCTAAGAAACTGTCTCCACCTTGTATAGATTTTAATTTTCTTTTGGCTGTAGCTTCTGGATTAGGACTTCCTTCCTCTACGAAAACTCTCACCCCATCTACATTTATTACTGGCATACATATTACCTAACAATTAATCTTTAACGTAGGATTTTGAAACAATAAGATTTATTACACTTTCTCTTTCTGGCCCACTATAACGAATTAACAATTCATCAACACTTGGATCTTTTTCGCCTTGATAATCAATACCTATTGCTGCAAGATCTTCTTTCTCGACTGCAAAGTCTGACAAGGTTAACTTATCACCACCAGCATTGTTTTGTAAATATGCTAGAAGCCTACTTTCTTGGTTTTTAAAATCCTCTGAATCTTGTTTCAGACTATTGGCAAATCTAACTATGTCTAAAGGAGCTTGCCCCTCTGGTACAGATGCAAGATATGCTTCATACAATTGTTGAGTATCTGATTTACCAGCCTCAGACTGAGCCAAAGATTCTGAAAATCCTTCGCCAAATTCGCCAAGCCCTAAGAAACTTCTTACTGGGCCTTCAGTTGGTTGCAACATCTTTGCGCCACCAGCAATTAAAGCTCTAGCTAAAGCTGGGTCCATGTCTCGTAGTTTTTCTAAAAATGTTTTAGGCTCTATTGGATCACCGATTGAAGGAGGTGGTGGTGCAGTTTCTTCTTCATCTTCTCCAAATAAAGCGTCATAACCTTTTTTAAGTCCATAATATCCTAAACCAGCTCCTCCACCATAAACACCAAGTCTAAGAGAGTTTCTAATAGCACTTCTCACCAACTCATTAGCAAGTATGTTTGAAGAGATTTCTCCAACACGTTTCGCATCACCTCTAGGACTGAACAACAGAGATGATTTTTCTTTATTTTCTGTTATAGCATCTTCTCCATCTGTCTTTGTTTCTTTCTTTGTATCTTTTTTATCATCCTTATCTTCAGCTTTCTTTTTCTTTTTTTGTTTTTTATATAGTTTGTAACCTTCTTTACCAGCCTCGTAAAACCTTTTCAATCCGCCAAGAAAAGCATGTTGCACTGGCAAATCAGCCAAGCCACCTTTAGCCATGCCATCAACTCCAGTAATTAATTCTTCGCTTTTATCTGCTATAGGTTTAACTACATTTTCGCCAATCATTTGATATTTAATATAATTACCAGCCTTTCTCATTTTATCTTTTCTTGGGTTTATTGACGCATCAAGTGGTACTGTGATTGTTTTTGCGCCTTTAAGTAATTTATTTAGTTTTCTAAGACGGTTTCCAAGTATTACCCCAGCAGCTGGTAGAGCTCCAACTCCTGAAGCAGCTAGTCCAGCAGCGCCGTAATCAACCGGGTCTCTTGGATCAAAAAGAAGTAAATCTGTAATATCTCTAAGATTTGATATTTCAGGATCATCATCCAATAGTAATTGTTCTTTTAAAAGATCTTTTAAACCTTCGCTCACTTCATTAACCTCGCGTAATCAACTGCATAGTAACCATCTTTAATAGTTACTGCCTCTGGCTCTACTTCAAGAACTTCTTGAGCCAAGAATCCAGCAGTAGGTTCTGCTTCGATTCCTATTTCTTTAGCCTTGTCATTCCAATCCCATTCGTACCAACCAAGGTTGTTGTCATAATCTCCTACCCTTCTAATGTTTTCTTTTAACTCAACATCACTTGCAGCCACTGCTCCAGCAATCATGCTACCAACCCCAGCCGCTTGAGATAATGGCGAAGGTTGAGTAAATACTTGTGGTTGATATATTTGCGCTCCTGTGCCCCCAGAAACACCTCCAGCAGGCATTCCAGCTAGTAGTTGCTGACCTCTTTGCAATCTAGTAAATGGTTCATCAGCCAGTTTATCGGCGGCTCTAAATCTTCTAGATAGGTCTGCCTGTTCTATTCCTCTTGCAGCAGCACCTTGAGAAGCCATTGCACCTATTCTGCCAAGCGCTTGTTGTTGTCCAGCGCCAGCTAGATTAGATATGCCACTACCAATATTAGATAGTTGACTTATATTTTGACCAACTTGTGATTGAGCGTCTTGAAATCCTTGTCTTCTAATACCACTAACAGCGTCTAGCAAACCTCTACCTAAAGCAGTTTGATTTTCTGCTTGTGCTAGTCTTCCTCTAGAACCACCATAAGCCCCGGCTCTGTAAGCATCATCTCTAATACCAATATCTTTTTGTTGATAAGCTTTGGTAATATCATCTATCGATTGTTGTACTACAGCATCTTCATAAGGATTAAATCTAGCTTGAGCTGCTGCCATAGGATCTCTCGCTAAAGCGCCAGCGTCTCTTAAATAATTAATTCCTTCTGGGGTATAGCCTGCAAATCTTTCTAAATCTCCAACACCAGTCGCCGCTTGTCTTTCTAAGTCAGATAGTTGCGCTGTGCCTTCAATAGGTATAGGTCTTTCTTGAGATATTAAGCCTTCGTATCGCCCAGGCTCTCCAAAATAAGATCCTAATATTCTTCTACTATAATCCTCTATATAAGGAGATATAAAAGAATAACCAGTAGTAGGCAACTCAACTGCTTTAGCTGGTGGCCCTTCTTGTTGTTTTTGTTCGCAAGTACAACCCATAATATTACCTATTTATACCATTATAATAAGTTCCACCTATTTGGTGAAACCCTTTATTTAATAATAATTTTTCTGCTTTATCCAGACTGCCGACATTATATATGCCCATGATCAGTGGTAAATTTTGTTCTTCAGCATATTTCATTCCAGCTTCCAATAACATATTAGAAGGCTTTACATCATCTTTAACATTTCTAAACTCTGGCCTAACAAAGAACCAAGTATCGCCTATAAAAGCGTCATCTGACCACCAGTGAGAGCATTCTTTTAAACCTAAAGTGCCAATGATGTTTTCGTTTTTTCTTACCACATAGACAATGCCTTTTAATAAGACATTGTTTATCTGCCAAGATGTTTTCCCCCAATGTATTTTAGGAGACTTGCCACCATCTAAAGAATGTTCGGCGTGAAAATATCTAGCTAAAAAATCAGCTATATCTTTGCCATCTTGTTCGTTAAAAGAAAGTTTATCTAAAGTAAATTTACTCATGCCATGCTTCTTACTAAGGCGCCTAATCCTTCTTCGCCTATTTTCTCAGCCATTTCACCATCAGGTCCTAAAGTGTCTTGTAAGTATTCAAGTACCATAGCTCCTATATCCTTTTGTTCTTCTAAATCCATTGGGTCTGCACCCATTTTCATACCTAAACCTCTTACAGTTCTAGCATTAACAACAAATTCACCATCGCTTAACATTGCTGGAATTTTATCTTCACGCTCTCCTCCAGGGCCAGATACTAATTCATCTGTTTCTGGAAAAAATTTGCCTTCAATTAACATTCCATCGTTTGCATATTCTACGCCAGCAACTTTTCTTGGCGCTGCCATTCTGCCATCTGCTTGCATGCCTAAGTTAAAATCTACCCTTTCTCTAGGAGGAGCAGCTGTTGCGCTAAAAGGTCCAGGGTTAGCAGCGTTATAAGCCTTTGTTACTTCAGAAAAATATGGTCTGTAAAGCGCCTTATATGGAGCGTCAGAAGCTATGTACTGAGGACTTAAAGGTAATGTCTGCTGTCCTATTTGTAAGTTTATTAATTGTTTTTGTACAGCTTTGTCGGCCTCTGATAAAGGAGATGCGTCTATTAAAGCTAACATCTGTCTTTGACTTGCTGCTTGTTCGTCTGCCATTGAAGATCTAGACATATCCATATTAGCAGATACAGGATTTAATGCTTCAATCCCCTGACTAAAATCAAATGATGAAGGAAAACTAAATCTAGCTTCTCCTCCCATAAACATGTTTCTAATACCGCCTTCAGCCATTCCGCCTTCAGCCATACCAACTCTTGTAAAAGGAACTACGCTGGCTCCAATAGGTGCGCCCATTTCTCCACGAGACATTTGGCCGCTCATACTTGCGTCACCCATACCTGCTGCCAAAGCAGCTAAACCATCTGCTACTCTTCCAGCTTTTTCTTCTTTGGTTAATCCTTTTATACCTTCTTCATTACCTGTTGCCTCAATTTGATCGTCGTTTTCATTTTCGCCATCTTCTCCTTTTTTACCATCTATTATATCTTCATCATTTTCAGATCCAGATCCAGTAAAATAATCTTTAACTGCACCTGCTTTATCTTTAACATAATCCATGATGCCGCCCATAAACATTTCAGCTATTTCTTCATCTTCTTTTTGATCTTCTATTTCTTCTATCGCTTGTCTTTTTTTATATTCTTCAATAGCGTCATCTGGCTCCATAGAACCACCAACTCTTGTTACTTTTGCTTTAGCTGCAGGTATAGCATCTCCCATGACGGCATTGAAAGCTATAGTTTCTTCATCGCCTCCCATACTGCCAAGAGCTTTTGACAATGCTGCAAAATCAACCGAACCCCCTTCTGCTAGCATAGCTAAACCACCAGCGTAAAAACTTTCTGGATCGTAGCCCATTTTTCTAACTACATCTGGTCTTTCAGATGCCAATGATTTTAAACCTTGTTGATTTTCTTTTATGTTTTTCATTTTTTAGTGTCAGTTTTTTTCATTTTATCGTATGATCTAAGCCCAGACATTCCTAATAATGCCATGAGAATCGCAGATAACTGCGAAAAATCAAACTCTGGCATATCTATTTGTGCGCCAGAGACTTTTATTATAACCTCAATTATAGGAGATAGTATAAAATGATAAGCCAATGCAAAGCTACATATCCAACCAACAGAAGGTCGCCAATTTCTTTGAAAGGGCTTACCTTGAGCTTCTATCTTATTTACTTCTATCTGGGCTAAATTAGCTTGATGAAATAAAGTCGAAAGCTCATGGTCTAATTGAGCTTGTAAATCTTTATCTTTAACAAATTTACCAATTAAATTGCTTACTGGCTTTACTAGTGATTCAATCATAATATTTAATCCTCTACTATTCTATAATGGCTACCATCGAAAGTCATGGCTCTGTTTCTATTATCTTTATCTGATACATAAGATATATGGACCCAACCACTGCTTGGATTTACACCATCATAATATTCTAAAATTACTTGGTCGAAATTTAATTCATTTTTTATATAATCAAAAAGATCTTGATTACTTACTCTAGGTATTTCTAAATCTACTGCTTGACCTAATACATGTTGACTAGTATCAGAAGAGCCAATGTATCTGTTAAGAGTGATACTGCGATAAGCACTATTAGGGCTAAAAGGAATTTTGAAATGATTCCTAATTGGTTGAACGATGTTTTTACATAGTCGTTCAAGGTTTTTAAAAGTTTCTTCATCATGAACACAATTATCTATATTTTTTCTCTTTGCTACAAAACTTTTTTCAAACTCTTTTAGTTTAAAATTTTTACTTAATTTAGTATCACTATCCCATTCACTCATTTTATATACTCACTATTATTGCTATTGAACCTTCTTCATTGACAGTTACCTCTCCTAAAGAGGCAGTTGCTTGTAAAGAAGTTTTTGCTGTGCTTGTAATTTCTTGAAAACCTACGCCATCAAAAAACTCTAAAGAGTTATTGTCAGTATTAAATACTATATCTCCCTTATTAAAGTTGTTAGTTAATTTTTTTTCTTCAGTTGTTAATGGCGTAGCATTTAAATCTACCTTTTGCAGATTTAATTCTAATATTCTTACTAGCCTGTTAAATATTTCTGGAGTTATTTCTAAACCAGCTAGTGGCAATCTAGTTTCTAATATTTTAGCCATTATCTTCTTCCGTCGTTTCTAAAATTAAATCTAGTTGCTCCTAATCTAAACTCCATACCGTTTCTTACCGACACATCGTTGTCATCGTCAGACTCTATTCTATAAATCGCTTGTCGAGCTCTTGCTCTAGTATCTATTTTTTTTGTTGTGTTAGTGATTGATGAGGTAACTTTTGTTGTCGGCGTATCATTTGGGAAGTCTCTGGTTTTTAAAACAACATTTAATGCTGCGTTACCATTGCTCCCGGTAAATCTTATATCTGGTATTATTTCTCTAACCGAAATAAATTTATCACCATCTTCTAAATCAAAATCTCCTGATTCTATAAAAACATTATCCATTGGCGAGCCATCATCATCATTACCATTCTCATGGTCGTACAAGTAAAAAGAAGAACTATCTTTTCCAATTGCCATAGGGTATTGAAATATACCTCTGTCAATCCAAGAGAATCTTGATAATTCGCCTATACTCCATACTTGTTCTAAGTAATTAAAAACTACATATTTATCTGGTTCACTAGATGAACTAGAACAATAAAACCAACCTACTTCGTTAAATTCTCTATTGGTAAAAGCAAAGTTTTTGTAAACTTCATCTAAATTTAAATCATCAAAAACATGATTTAAAACAGAACAAGGTAGTCTTTGTACCGAACCGTTGTAAAAATAAAATCCATCTGAGGCCATCCAATAAGCACCATTATCTGCATTTATCGCAGCCTTTGGCCCAATTAAACCAACATTCTCACTAATTAAATTAATTCCAAAAGTAAAGGGAGCACCAACAAATTGCAATGAGTGCATTGACACATCAGTCCAAATTAAAGTTTCTTGTCTTGCTTTTAATGCGCCTACTATTAATGATCCAGAAGATATTCTTATTGAACCAGCTGTATTAGTAGCTTTAGCTTCAAACTCTAATAAATTTTCCTGATCAGAAAAAGCTACTAATAAAGGGTCTATTTCTCCAGTTCTAGCAGTGCCAGTTGCATTTAAAGGATCAGCGCCTAAAACTACTAAGTGCCTATCAACATCAGAAGTTAAAACTTGCAAACAACGAGTTGGAACTAAGTTAGCTCCAGATATATTTTGTAACTCTACTGCTCTAGTTGTTAATCCGTTAGTAGCGTCCCACCTAAATATAGAACCAGCTCTAGGATTTATTATTAAGTCTTCGCCAAAATTATCATGAGTCCACATTCTTAATGTGTTATTGGCCGCTAAAGGAGTAGAAGATCCCCAGCCACTAGAACCCCATGTTCCAGCTCCCCAACCAGTAGAAGGCACGAAAGCATCTAACCCAACATTTAATTGATAAGCAGCTACTGTACTGCCTCCACCATTTCCACCATCAGAGGCATTTGCTAAAACAGCATTACCGCTTGTGTCTTTTGCTTCAATGGTATAACTATTGCCATCAACAATAGTAGCAATTTGATATTCTTGATTTAATACAGTTGCTGTTATATTACCCCCTAAACTTGCAGCTCCACTAAATGTTACAAAATCATTAATTGAAGCCCCATGAGAATTTTCAGTTACTGTTATCGTGGCATCATCATTACCAACTTTGGCAAATGTTGCATCGCCAGCAGAGGTTGTTTCTCTAAGAGGAGTAATATCATTAAAATCAGATCCTTCTTTTATATAATATTTAAAAGTAGTGCCAATTCCTAAAAGATCTGTGCCATCTAACTTTACCCAATCGTGCATTGATCTAGGAGTTCCTAATAAAGTTGAGCTAGAATTTTTTGCCCAACCTCCTATTTTTTCTGGAAACCCTTTTCTAAATCTAACTAGATTTCCATCAAACCAACCATTCTCTGCTGTAAGACTAGTACCTTCCTTATCTATTCCGGGTTTAAATAAAATCTTACTGTAAGGCATACTAAATACCTACCTTATTAAAAAAGAGTTTGCTGCGCTAAGTAAGCTGTAACACTTAAAAATACCGTTACGGTAAAAATTAAACTGTTTCTTATACTTTTGTTTATTGAAATAATGCCTTGTTCAATAGCATCTAAGCGTCTGTAATTCTCTTTCCATCTTTGTTCACATGCGGCTTCATGCGAACTGAGCCTTTTATCTAATTCTGTTACTGTAGTTCTTGCCATGTTTTTTTATATTTCGTTACATTTTATATCAATCTTTACGTTTGTCATCTCTTTCAGATTTAGATAATTTATCAGGCTCTATAAGCTCTGGCGCATTTAATAGAGTTTTTAATAAAACATCTTGCCTTATTATCTCATTATCTACAGATCTAACCCGATCTATTAGTTGAACTAATATACCCATTTGTGAGTCTAATTTAGAATCTAGTCTTTTTTCCATAGCTGCCATGCTTTCATTTATCTTGTCATCAACTACATCTATTTTTTGTTCCATGCCGTTAATGATTTTATTTAAAAGTTTCCAAAGAAAAAATCCTAAACCTAAAGTTGCTGCTATTGGAAATCCTACTTCGTTAATTATTTTAACTAGATCGTCCACCGCAATCTAAATTAAAAATAACTTTTTAAATCTTCCCAATAATCTCTAGTTTTTTCATTTAATAATCTATTCCAATCTGGCCTAATAGCTTTTAAAACTACCTTACCAATTAAAAGAATAAATATTATCCATAATAAAATTTCCATATTTACCTCATGCTAGTATAAAATTTTGAGCTTGGGTCCCTACCCATGCAGTATTTCTAGGGTAACCAATTAATTGACTATCATAACTATAACTTCCAGGCAAAGATACATTCCATGACCAAGTTGTACTACCGCTGGTATAACTATAATTAGCATCTGTTCTGTTCATAACATAAGGATTACTTGCATTGGTATAACTATGATACAAACTTAAAGAAGTCCAGCCAGAATTAAATACCGGGGCATTTATTGTAAAGAGAATAGGATAGTTGATGTTGCTTGAATACAATGCTGTGATAGTTTTACCCATCCAAGATGTATTGCTTAAGGACCCTATAGATCCTGAAATATATCCCATTGATGCAAATCCAAAAGCACTAGTGTAGCCAGCATTTAAAGTTGCGCTTAAAGCAGCACTACCAGATAAAGAAGTTCTTATTTCATCTGTTGCTCCGTAAAAATCTCCTATTTCTATAGCCGTTCCTGAACCAGTAGGTATGGTGTAACCATCAGCAGCCTCTAACCCTCTAATATCTGAATCATTAATAGTACATGCAGTTTCAGAAGTTCCACCAGCTTCTACGTGTATTTGATTTAAAGTTAGATTGCCGCTAGTTGGAAGAGCCATTTTTTAACTCCTCTACTTGTTTACTTAAATCTTTTACTGCCTCTATAAGCAGCCCTACTGTATTAGCGTATTTCATGGTTTTTACTTTGCCTAGTTCTTTGTCTTCATGTTCATCTACTAGCTCTGGTACCACTTTTTCTACTTCGTTCGCCACTACTCCTATTTCTTTTGACTTGTTTGATTTTTTAGTGAAGTGTACACCTCTTAATTTTTTTACTTTATCCAAAGCGTTTTCAATTTGGTAAATATCTTCTTTAAGAGCCACATCAGAATATGCACCTACATTACCTGTAGCTGTAAAATTACCGCTAGTATCACAACTCAACATAGTAGAGCCAGCATTATTATCAACTCGCCATTGAGTATCAAACTGCATTACAGTATTAGCGTTTGTAGTGAAATAGAGTCTTTGCCTGCCATCAGCAGAACTAATCCAAGCATCATTAGGTAAAGCTGAATTTAGTTTAGTGCCTAATTGCGTTTGTATAGCAGAAGTCACACCGTCTAAATATCCTAATTCTGTAGAAGTCACATCGCTAACAGAAACATCTCCACTACCATCAGAAACTAAAGCCCTTGCTGTAGTAAGATCAGCCATCTTACTAAAAGCAATAGCTGCAGATGCACTTATGTCAGCATTTTCTATATTAGTTATGCTGTTACCTGTGCCATTTGCATCAAAAGTTTTATTAGTAAAAGTATCTGTAGTGCTTGCGGTTACAGTTCCTAAAGTAGTTCCGTTAATAGAAGAGCTCGATCCTAAATCTAAAGCATTAAAAGCATCTGTTATAGCTGCTCCACTGCCAGCGCCGTCTGAAAAAACAGCTTTAATTTTACCTGTTGGAATAGTTACACTAGCCCCACTACCTTGAGAAATAATTATACTTTGTGATCCACTGGTGCCATTTTCAATAAACCATAATTTTGAAATAGTATTAGGAGCTATAGTAATAGTACAAGCAGAATCTAAAGTTCCCGTATATTTAAGATATATTGCTCTGCCTGGATCTGTTGAACCATCAGCTATTGTAGTTGTATGTGTATCAGCATTAGTTGTAATGCTTTCAGTACCATAACCTAAAGCCTCTCCAATTAATTCTAAATTTTCATTGGTACGAGTTCCCCAGGTACCTGATTCATCACCAGTTCCCATTTCTCTAAGTCTGAGATTATTTTCGTAAGTACTTGCCATGTTTTTACCTCGTTAAATTATAATTAAATTATTAACATTAAGCCACATCTTCCCAATTAGGAGTTTGAGTATCTGTTGTTTCACTAAAGCTTGATGTTTGTGTTTCTGTTATTTGACTAAAACTTGAGTCTTGATTTTCGTTTATATCTGAATAACTAGGTGTTTGCGAAGTAACAACTCCGCTATAACTAGAATTTTGACTTTCATCTACTTCCCCCCAAACTAATACAAAACTTATATCTCCAGAGTTTCCAGCTTGTCCCAAAACGGTTACATTTGCTTTTCCTGTGAAATTAAGTGTGCCAAGGTTTGCAGTTGAACTTACTCCACTAACAGTTACTGAATTTGAAGATTTTTGAGTTACTGTGCCTAAAGCTACAGTTCCAACTTGGCCAGTTAGCGTTACATTAGCATCTGCGTTCGGCAAAATAGTTCCTAAAGCAGATGTGCCAGCTTGGCCAGTAATACTTACATTGCCTTTTCCTTGTATCGCAGTAGTACCTAAAGCACCTGTCGCTAGTTGAGTTGCCGGGGTAACTTCTGCTTTTCCTTGAATTGTTAAAGTGCCTAATTCGCCATCTGCTTCATCAGCAGCAGGGATAGAAACATTAGCTGCTGCATTTATACTTACACTAACAGAACCTACATTACCTGCTAAAGTGGGTAAGATAGCTACTACACTACCATTTACACCAACACCTGATATTGCTCCAGTTCCTACTTGACCAGCAGGAGTTACATTAGCCTCTGCATCTGTAGAAATACTTCCTAAAGAACTTGTACTAACAAAACCACTTAAAGTTAAATTAGCTTCTGCATCTGGCGTGATAGAACCAACAGCTGAAGTTCCTACTTGAGATCCAAGAGTTATATTTGCTTTTCCTACAAAAGTAAAAGAGCCAACAGCGCTTGTACCAGCTTGTCCTGTAATGCTTACATCAACACTTACAGTACCGTCGCCAGCTAATGCTGAAAACGGGGTTTCTGAAAATGCACTTATACCAAACATAATTAATTATAAAATTTTTTCTTAAATTCTTTGCGTAATTTCTTTTCTTCTTCTACTTTTTTATAGAATTTTTTATCTATTTTTTTTGTGTCTAATTTTAAAGCCATTCGCCTTGATCAGTAGGATAACGAACATACCCTTTTACCTGTTTTATTTCTAAAGTGTTTTTGTCATACACTAAACCATATATCCAAATAAAATCGTCTTCTCTACTTTCTGGCACAGGAAAATTAAGACTTTTTTCTTTGCAAAATTCTTTCATAATATCTTTAGTGGTTGTAAAGAAAACATCATACTCATCTGCTTCTGTACCATCTTCGTTAAAAATTTTTGCAAAAAAGAAAGTTGTTCGTGCATAAACAGGAACTTCTGGCCTTGGTATAAAAGTATCTGGATGTTTTTGATAATTACTTGTATGTTCTGTATCTGCTATAACTAATTTAAACTGTTTTTTACCTGTCACTGTATTGTATTTTATAGCGTGCCATTCTTTATATGTATAGCCTACATCAGGAACTTTAAAAGCATTCAATGTTTCTTTCGGAACATCTGTAAAAACATTGTACCAACTATATGTTTTTACATTCGTGTATGGCGGTCTTAAAGGTGCATCATCATGTTCTTGATATGTGCCAAGGATATTAAATCTATTGCTCTTCCATTCTTGATCTTTACCAAATACTTTTTCTACTTCTTCTATTAACTTATCAGATTGCCATAATCCTATATTGTAATCAGTTCTTACTAATTTTTTATTTACATAAACTTCGTCATAAGTATTAGTGCTTTTTGGCACAGCCATATTATTTTCAATATTAT